TGTTAGAGACAGTCGCACCACCGTTCAAACGTGCTAGGATGTCTGGGTGGTTGATCAAGATGTCACGCACCTCTTTACCGACAACCATTGTATTTGGCTTGAAGCCACCAGATTTTAGCTGCATAGTACGACGAGCAGTTGTTACGTCTGCGATTGGTGTACCGTTTGTATAATCTGACCACAAGTTTGATGGTGTTGATTCTGAACCCCAGATTGAAGCTGCGAAGAAGTTTGAAGCAAACTGTTCTTCACGATGGATCAATAGGCGGTTAGTTAGTGTCTGCGCACCTGCTGCACGAATGTCTAGGGCTGCGTCTTCGTTAGCAAGAGTTTGCTGGTCGAAGTCCATACCTAGGCCGTATACGTCAGCGTAGAATGATGCGTTAGATAGTGACATACCGATACGGTTGACTTCTGTACGTGGGGCTAGTGCCTGTACGTCACCTGTACGGTTCATGTTGTCACGGTCATAGATGTAGTACTTGTCAGACTGCTTGTCTACTCCGACTACTGGGAAAACCTTATCAGCGATAAAGTTAGCTTGATCTTGTACATAAGCGATTGTGAGGTTAGTCAACGGCTGGTCGATATGTACCGAATTTGGTGTTAGCAATGGCATTTTCTATATCCTTCCTATTGCTGGTTACGCCGCAGCGTTGCCGCCTTGGATTAGTTCGATAGCGATGACTTGACCGTCTACACCAGCTTCTGTAGCATAGCCCATTACAATGTTACCTGTAGAGGCTGTTACAGCGTCACCTGATGCGTCAGTTGCGACAGCAGCACCAGCAGCGATTGTGCCACCAGCAGTTACCATTACTTTACCTGACATTACGACAGTAGCAGCTTCACCAGCCGCTGGGTCATTGATGCAAACTCCAACGCAGTTTTCACCAGCAGAATCAGCTAGGTCAACCTGACCGTCCGACTCCAATGTTACGAATTTAAATTGTGCTGCTGCTAGGCTCTCACCTGCAACAAATGTCCGTGTGTCACGGGATTGCATTACAGCCATAATTATTCCCCTTTATAGCTTTTATTGATTAGGGCTTTACCTTCGTCGGTCTTAGCTACAGCAGCGTATGCTTTAGCGTACTCGCCCTTTTTCATTTTGTTTTCATCCATGTAAGATTTTACAAGGGATTCCATTTTGTCAGCAGCAGTAGCGAACTCACCGTCTGCGTCTGATTTTCCTACCTCTTCCATGCTTTCTGCGAAGGTTGCGTCAGCAGCTTTGAGGGCTTCCATTACACCCTCTACTTCACCAAACTCAGCTACTAGAGATTTAGCAACATCCTCTGCGAAATGTGGTAGGGCTTCTGTTGCACGTTTTGTTAGTTCTGCATCAGCTTTAGCTAGTTCAGCTTCTTCTAGTGCTTTAAGAATAACAGCAGGTACATCTGCTTTATTGATTTGTTCACCTTCGTACTCAATGTACTCTGGTTCAACTTTCTTTTCGATTGAGTCAGATTTGATGACGAAACCGTTTTCGATTAGAGCCTTACGTAGGTCTTCGTTCTGGATTTTCAGTGCATCGTTCTCAGCTTTCAACAGGTCCATTTCGTCGATCTCTGCTGCAACTTCATCAGACTTCTTCATGTCCTCGTCGTAGGCTTTCATAGCCTCTTCTTCGGTCATTCCTTTGTCCATGTAAGGCTTTAGTTTTGCCTTTAGGTCGTCTGACATCTTTTCTACATTATCTGTCATTTGTTCCTCTTCGGAGTTATCACGCTTGAATAGGGAAACCATAGCTTTTGCATTGGCAGGACGATCCACTAAGGATAATTCCTCTAGTTCAAGCTGTTTTAAAAGGTTAGCCATTATAGTCTTCCTTTATTGCTCTACCGCCAATGCTAAAGGCGGCTAATTCACCAGACTTGACCTTGGCCCAAACATCGTCGTTATACACTTTGAATGCGACGACCCAGCCTTCACGGTCACTCTGTATGCCAAGGGATTCACCTATCTCTTTAGTGACTGGCATGGAGTGGATAACCGCCCCAATTTGTTCCCCTTTGTGCATCTCTTTACCGACACGAACATGTTCCATAAACTTGTTTACGGCACGAACCAAAGTATCTGGCTCAATAACATCACCCTGACGGTCTACTACAGGTTCACCCTTCTCTGTTACGACTGATGCCCAACCGTATACCATACGTTGTTCATCGTCAGCTTTAAGGATTTTCCCTTCTATATTCTTTGTTAGGTCTGACACTGATGTGCCTCCTTCCCACATACGACATGACCAGTAACGGGCCGATGTCTTATCTGTTGCTGTATCACATGAATGGCGTGATCGGAAGTTGGCACGGGCCTTTGGATTGTCTCGACGTATTTCCATATTAGGGTCACCGAAGGTAACACGCTTTACTTTACTGCCATCCATAACAAAGACTTCAAACTTCTTGTTACCACCAGACAATCTACGTGGTTTGTTTAAAGTCACTTTCTCGCCTTGGTACTCTGCCTTGGCAAACTCTTCTTTCATCACTTCCTGTACAATGACCCTGAGAGCCTCTAAGCGGTCCTCTGAGGGGGCTTTCTCTTCATCAGTACGGTAGTAGTCTAAATACTCTTCATGGCTACCACAGGGCATGTATACGGCCTGTCCGTCAATTTCATGAACATGGATGGCACCACCGCACCCCATATCCATAGAACGGCTACGTGCTTCCATCTCTGTCGTGAATACGTCATTCGCATACTGTGCTTTCAGCATCTTCTTTTTCTTACCCTTACTTGATGAAGGGTGTGAAGAGGGAAGTAAGTCTTTATCGTGGTTTGCAGACTTAGAGCCGCTGACAATGCGTAGAAAGCTATTAACACGTGCCATAGCCCATTGTTCAGGGGACTTGACATTAGGGCGAACAGAACTAGGATTCGTGCGATAGGCTCCAACACCACGGTCATATACTTGCTCCAACATCCTCATAGTAACTTTGTACTTGGACTTCTTGTTGTGTTCTTTCACTTTGTTCTGTAAGGCTACTTTAGGCATTAGGGTTCACCCTCTATTGTGTTCTTAACTAGTACACCTTCGCCAAATACGCTGATGTATTGTTCACCTGAACTACCACGTAGTTGAAACTCAATATCAGACTTTTCTGTGTACTTAAATGGTATCTGTCGTTGAATGTGCATAATCTCTAGAAAGGATGTTTCAGCTACTCTTAGTTTTACACCACTAGGTAGGCACACAAAATTCCTAAAATAGATTTGTCTGTTATTCTGAGCAGCAGTAGCACAGAAAGCATCAATGCGCATTAAGTAGAAGCTGTAACCTGCTGGTACTGTATAAATACTAGCTTGGTTCTTACCTTCTCCACCACGTACTTTAGCGTATGTTACACCACCGTTAGATACTGTAATATCATTTACTGCATTACCTGATACTGTAATAACGTCATTGATACGGAAAAATTGCTGTGTCGTTGTGGCAGTACCAGCTAAAGTGACAACCTCAGAGATTTGATTGTAGTCACCATCAAGACCCACAATAAGAATTTGCACACCGTTGTCAGCTACGTTATTTGTAACGGTCATTGTTAAGGGTGTAGTGGGAAATGTGTAGGCTGTATTGTTTTCCCAACAAGGTATATAAGACGTACCCACAAGAGCATTATAACCAAAGATGTTTCTAGCAGAGTAATCGTTAGATTCACCTTTAGATATAGCTAGTGGGTTATGCTCATAGAGGTGTCGTGTCCAAGTTGTCATTAGTTCAACTCACCTACGACGACCATAACTAGGTTACCATTGTTAGGGAATGTCTCTATTGACCCATCGTTATAGGTAGCCTCAAACTCTACATAATAAGTACCGACAGTATCTGTGTCACCTGATTGCCAGTTTACTCGTACACGACCAATAAGTGGATCAGGAATGATAGCAGCACGATCAACCTTTAGTGTACCGTCTACACTTTTGATGTGAACCTGAACACTGGCACCAGTAAGGTTAATGGCGTTACCGTCAGCATCTTGTAAGTTAGCCAACATAGATGGGCTTGTGTCATTCTGCTTAATGTAGAAAGCCATTGTTATGCAACCTTATTGTATTGTTGAGTTAGTGTTACCTTGTTGAAGGACTTACCAGTCACTAGTACACCTCTACGAGAAGATGGATTACTGATGGTAATGTCTTGTCCAGTTAGAGTGAACGAACCGTTGTCTACCCCGAATGGGAATATAAACCCTACGTCTTGACCAGTTAGTACATACTGTGCATTTACGGCAGGTACTGTAATCTCTGGCGTGAAGACAACATCTTCGGCAGTAATAGAGTAGGTAGTACCATCTGCTACAAGAGACTTACCATCAATTAGTTCTGCGTCTTGTTCAGCAAGATTAAATAGGTAAGGTTCAGTAAGTACGAATGGGTAGTTTACTTTCAGCCTTACATCTTCACCACCTAGGACAAAGCTACCAGCTTCTGCAACGAAGTTGTCGTTGACATCAAAGTTAATGTCCTGACCAGTAAGAGTGTAAGATACACTATCGACTGGCAGTTGTTCAGCAACGATAAGACCTGCATCTTGTGCTGTAAACGTAAAGCTACCTTCGGCATGTGCTATACTTGTAGCTACAATTACGTCTTGACCAGTTAGTACATAACTCTCTTGTTCGACTGGGAATATATCCGCATAGTCAAAGTTGAGGTCCTGACCCGTAAGAGTAAATGATGCAGCATCGTCTACAGTAATAACTGTTGTAGGACTAATAGATGCCTCTTGACCAGTGGCAGAGAACGATCCAGAAGCATGTGATATGCTTGTATTTACGTTAGCTGCCTGACCAGTGAGTGCGTAAGTTTCTTCGCCAGCAACCAGAGTAACAGTAAATACTGTCGTCTGACCAGATAAGCTAAAGGCACCTTGACCAGCTTCTAGTGGATAGTTGATACCAGAGTCTTGTCCTGTAAGACTAAAGCTACCCTGACCTGCTACACGCTTCCATGCTGCATCCGCATCTTGCGGTGTCATAATGTAGTTGAAGTGTGCGGCTACAAGTCTTTCTGCGACAGTAAAGTCAATGTCTTGACCTGTTACAGCGTAAGTACCTTCGTCGGCTGGTTTAGTTACGACAAGAGGTGATGTCTGACCCGTTAGGGTGAATGTTGCTTCACCTGCTGTTATGGATATTGAATCAATAACGTCTTGGAATGTTAAGCTGTATGTACCTTCGTCAGCGGCAAGTTGGTAAGATAAACCTTCGCCAGCAGCAGCAAACGTGGTAGACGCTAATGGTGCAAATCCTAACATTGTTTACCCCTTACGGTTTAGTAGGCCAGTCTGCTTCTTCTAGGTAAGGCCAATTAGCGTGTGTAGTGATGTCACGTAGAGCCTGACGGTAAGCCGTTTGTTCAGCAGTCATAGTACGGTCTGATGTTGCCCACCAGTCAGTATCTCTCAGTAGATCACTTCTGTCTCTACGCATTTTGTCGGCCCATGCAGAATCTGTTTCTGCTTGATATGCAGCCTCTTTCTCAGCTTTAGTTCCATCTTCGTCGTCAGAGAACATATCTACCGCTTGCCAAGCGTAAACCCAGTTTCCGTTTGCGTCCTGTTCTACACCATTACTCTCAATCCTTTGGTAAGGACCAACAGAAGGTTTTGCTGAACTTAAAACGGGGTCTACACCAAGTGCATCAAGTACATTCTCATTCCACACTTTAGGTAATGACATATTCGGGTTGTCACGCCGTAACTCCCCTTGAGTCTTTAGTTCGCCTGTTGTGCGATCTCTATATTTAGCCATTAGTTGATTATCCTTTTGACTTTTGATTATGCGGCGATTGCGTAGTAGATGTATTGACCACCAGTACCATTGTAAGCTGTACCCCAGCCTGATTTTACTGTGAAGCCAGAAGAAGTGGGTTCTAAAATGTTTTGTGTGGTCGTCTGTGCGCTACTACTATTCCAAGCCCACCACGGGTCATTTGAACCAGACGTTATCCCACGTTCAGTATCCCAGACGAACCAACCACCACCTGACCCGTTTGTGCATTTTAGCAGTAGAAACTTTATACCGTTAGTAAAGCCGCAATCAACCGTAACATCACTACTAGACCCATTGAAACTACCAATTTTACATACGCCATCTACGCTTGCGAATAGGTAGGCTATGTATTCCATACCACTTCCGTTTGTGTCATTGTTAGTACCCACAGAAAAAACAGATGAAGTTGGACTGGTAGCATTAAACGCAGAACCATTAGTGTCTGTGTTTGCCGCCCATGTCTGATTGAGGGATAAATATTGTGTATTACCAAGAGTGCTATTATAAACTCTCCAAGTAGAACTATCGTCTACTCTTTTATACCAAATCATCTCAGGTACAACACCTAAGTTGTGAGGCACTGTTTTTGCACTACCAGTACCGTCCCAAGTAACAATATCGAAAGCCCCTCTTTGACGCTTCCACATATATGTAATGTAGTTGGTAACTAGAGTGTTCCACAAACCGTCATGAGCATCCCATCCGATTGTTGGGGACCCATCAAGATGACCACCAGTGGAATCCAGATGAAGACGCTTTCTACCGAATAGTCTACAGTAATTCCTAGTATTAGAACCACCAGTACTTTTAGTTATAAACATATCAGGGGCAAACCCTGCTGTTGCAGTTTGAGAATGATGGTCTACATAAGCCTCAGTATCTACGTTAAAGAAGTCTGACGATGAAGTTGGAGTACCTGTGTTACCTGCCCTTACAGCAATATAGTCAAAACTATCAGTACCGTAGTTGAAGTCATCAATATTACTTCCAGAACCTGCAACTTTAAATCCCCTACCTGTAGGCATAACATACTGATGTCTTTCACCAGTAACTGAGTTGTTAAAACCAAAGCTAGTGGTTTGACAGTTGGTATCATCATGGAAACGCATGGAGTCAGCTATCATCTTCCAATCAGATGTTCTGGCCCTGTTCTTAATGAACATAAACTGAGGGTGCCAACCAAGGTCAACGTCTACTTCGGAAGTACTCCCAGTGTATGAACCACAGGCAATTTTACCAGTTCCATCACCGTCTGGACCATCAGGGTCATGGGCAAATACCCACATTATATAATCTAAACCGTTTCCGTTTAAATAGCCATGCGAACCTAGTGTTACATAGTTTTCATCAACACTTATGTCACCATTACTCAGTGTAATAGGGGCTTGAACATCTGGGTTTGTTTGGAATCTATACCACTTGTTAGTACCCCCGATGTCTTTATGCCACCACATGGCATTATAACCTTCTTTGTCGTTCTTGACCATTACTGATCCGACTTGACAACCAAGGCCGTGGAAAAACTTTCTACCACTTGTAGCATCACCTACATAAGTTTGCTCTGAGAAGAACCTACCAGATGTTCTCCATACGACATCTAACATTCTGTATGAAGTACTGTTCATCTGCCAAGCAGATGTATAACCATGCCCTGTTGACGTAAAACCGTTCATGTAGGTGGCACTATAAAATTTAGTACCATAAGCACCAGTAAACTGAAACACAGGTATGGTTGGGTATATACTACTACTGTAAACCCAAGTTGTTGTTGATCTCAGGTCGTTATATTCAGTAGAAACCCAAGACGGACCTTTAGCAAACTGCTTAGTAAATAAAGCACCAGTATTGTTTGATATGTCTATACCAGTGTTGAAAGTTCTAGTTGCACCTGTACCATTCCTGACAAACTGAGTAAAAGTTTGTTCTAGTGGGACAACCTCATAAGGTTCCTCCCCACCTGCACCAGCAGCAGACTGCAACGCTTGTTGAACTCTTGTTACCATGTTTAATCCTTACGCTGATGCATCCAGTGCCAAGGCCCCGTGCCAAATTGTACCGCCATCTCTTGTCCAGAAAACGTAGATGTCTTTTTCACCTACAGCAGGTGCGTCTGGTGCGGTGCCACCTGCCCAATCTACTACTGCTGGCCAAGTTATTGTGTATGCAGTTGATGCGTCACCTGTTACTTCTATGATGAAACCTGTACTGTAACCTGATGATGCAGTACCAAATGTAAATGTAGTGTTACCTGTTAAGGTAATATCGAAAGAGCCACCGTCTGCATAAGTTACGCTTGGTGTCGTACCTGATAATGAAACATGCTTTTCACGGACAATGCCACTTGTTAGAACTATACCACTAGTGTTGATCTGCGTCTGTTCGTTACCTACAGCAAGCATTATCATATCGGTGTTCATACCAATAAAGGTATCAAGATCACCATCATGGTATATCTTATCTCTAAGATAGATGTCTTCACATTCAGATATGATGTTACCATTCATATCTAGAGTGCTACCGACTTCAACACCGCCAGTGTCTACTTTCAGCATCTCTGTGCCGCCAGCAACAACACGCCAAGTGTTTGCGGTACTGAACTGCATGTAGGTGTCATCATCACCTGTGTGTACGATCTTATCTGGTATTTCGACACCATTCGTACTGTTTGCGGAGAACTGCTCTGTGTTACCTGTAACAATCCTAAAGTCATTTGCGCCGACAAACTGTAGGTAAGTATCAGGATCACCTGAGTGATACATTGCATTACCTAGTTCAATATTACCAGTAAATGAGATAGTGCTTGAAGTGCTATCTGCTGCATCACTGCGCAAGAAGCTGCTTGCCTGAATGCCATCAACGGTATCAGCATCTAGACCAGAGCCAGAACCATCGTTACCTGCATGCCAAACGTTGTTACCATTGTAGGTAAACGTGGTTGTCCCAAGAGATAGAATGTTGGTATAGGCGATTGTAGAACCCGCAGTGCCGTTACCTGCGTGATCAATCTTCCACAGGCTGTCTGCTACAGATGTAACATCCAATATTTCATAACGGGCAGAAGGTTCGTTGCTTACTTGGTATGTAGGGTTTGTACCTTTACTTGCGTTCCAACGCATCTGTACTCGGCCTGAACCGTCTTGTACGCCCATATGGAACGAGGCTGTATTACCATGAATCTCAATTACATCAGATTGACCTGTCAGCCTTGGAGTGCCTGATGTACCAACAGCCAACATATTGACCGCCTTAACATCACCTGTAAGTGCAGGTGCCGCCAAAGGTGCATAGTAGCTACCCTGCTGCCCATCCAAAGTATCAGCATCTAGTCCAGAACCAGAACCGTCTACTGTTTTAATTTTTGTTAGTATTTCACTTGCTGTTTGATCGGCAGTGGCACCACTTTCGATACCATCAAGTTTAGCCCCATCTACTGATAAGTCACGACCATCAACGGTCTGTGCGCCAGCCATAGTGATGTTACCTGACATCTGACCGCCAGTTTTCATCAAGGCACCAGCAGCAGACACATTTGTTGCATCTGTTACGTCAGCACCAGATTCTATACCATCAAGTTTAGTACCATCAGCAGATACGTCACGACCATCGAAGGTCTGACCTGTTGGGAAAGTAATTGTACCACTAAAGGTAGGACTTGCTGTAGGTGCTTTAGCATCTAGGGCAGTCTGTAAGCCATCGACGTTAGAGATAACGTGTGCATGGCTATCGTCAGCGACAGTAGTTGTGATAGATACGTTACCTGAACCATCTACACCTGTGGCTGTACCTGAGACATCCCCCGACAAAGTAATTGTACGGGCTGTTTCCCAAGCAGTAGCTGTAGCAGCATTACCTGTGGTGTCTTGGTTACCAGTCGTATTAACACCAGCTAAGTTGATGTTAGCTGTACCGTCAAAAGATACCCCACCGATTGTACGTGCAGTCTCTAAGGCTGTAGCTGTAGCTGCATTACCTGTGGTGTCTGCTGCAATGGTAGAGTTAAGGTTGAACGTAGTGCCACTCAGGGTAATGTCTGTACCAGCAGAGTAAACAGTAGTTTCAGCAACTTCTGTAAAAGTAATATTAGTTGTACCAAAGGTAATTGTACCCTCAGTATTCATAACATCAAGGTGACCTGCGTTTGTATTACCCTCTTTAATAAAGAAAGCATCGCCTTGTCCTAGTGCATCGGGATCAGAGGCACCGTAGCTGTCTGCATCAGTAGCACGGGTAAGAACCCAGTTAGTGCTTGCAGAACCTACGTTAGTGACTGTGTAGACACCATTATGTGCAGCGTTAGTTTGTTCTGTAACAAGAACACGGTCTGCACTTGAAAGTGTCACCCCATCTATAGAAATAACGGCTTGAGTGCTATTGTTTGTAAGGGTAGCTCCTACACCTGCTGTACCATTGTCATAGGTTGCAGACAGGTTAGCTGTAGTCTGAACACGAACAGGATTGTGATAATGAAGTCCAGCAGCAGCAATCGTATCGACATACTCTTTTGTGGCGGCTCCTAATGCCGTAGTGGGATCAGCATTCAGGATAAGGTTGCCAGTCATGGTACCACCAGACTTAGCTAGTTTTGCATCTAGGTTAGTCTGTAGGTTATCAACATTAGCAATAGTATGGTTATGACTGTCATCAGCAACGGTAACAGTCAATGTCGCATCTTCTAAGTCTGTAAGCGTAACAGACCCGCTGGCATCACCAGCGAGTGTAATGGTCGGGCTAAAGTCTTGTGCTGCTGGGCCGATGAAGACAACTGCATTACCAGACAGGTTAATGGCAGCGTCTGAGTTGCTGCTTTCTGTAACTGTACGTGTAAGGGTGGTGCCAGAGGCAGTATAGGTACCTGTACCTACCTCCCAATTAGCACCATCCTCAATAACGTAACGTACAATGTCTCCATCGGGTACACCAGCGTCATCAAAACTTTGGTAGCCATTTTCAGCAGAACCTAATGTAATTGTGCCAGTGCCAGTAGTGCTGGTGGACATTCTGGCTCTGTTGACTAGCTTGACCATTTTTTAGTACCTCTTAAGCGATTTGTAATACGCCGTTAGCTGCTGAGAAGTCGATTGTTAGTGAGTCACCATCGTTTAGTGTCAATGATGAGCCATAGTCGTAATATCCGATCAGTGGGTCGGCTGGTGTTGCTACTGTGTCGTTATAGATATACACGTAACGGAAAGGACCAGTAGAACCACCAGAGGATGTCAATGTGATGTCTGATAGAACTAGCTTGTATGTTCCTGATGTTTGTGTAGACGAAGTAGTAGTAACATTACGAGAACTTAGGTTAGTATAAGCAACTTGTGTTACGTTACCTAAGATGCCGTTGCCATCTGCTGATGGATCAGAAGTTTCTGATGAAGGTGCTGTATTTGATAGAGCAACAACAACTTGATCTGATTCCAAGTCCATGTTGTGTACAGCGTTGACTACGAAGTCATTTACCTTATTGAAGGTAGCCATGATTAGTTTTCCTTATCTAATTGAGTTTGGTCGGTATCATCAGTCTCTGGATCATACCGAAGTTCAGCGATGTCCATCAAGTCCTGAATTACTTCTGGATGTGACGACACATCAATATTTGCACCATTTAGGTTACGTAGGAACGCTGCAATTTCACGCAGGTCATGTGGTGCTACATCCCCTGCAACAATAGTTGGCATGAGATCATAGTTCAGACCGTTCAACTCCCATAGGCGTTCGACCAACTGTTTGTTGAGAACATCGACTATGGCTTGGATGTAACTCTCAAGCGCACGAAGGAACAGGTCTGTCTTAGACTTGGACAGGGCGTATGAACCAGTGTTGCCACCACCAAGCATAAGAAACTCTGAAAGTACTGAACGAGCAATGTCGTGCTGATACCTCTTTACAATCGGGTCTATGTCTATATTACGTTTACCATTAGATGCCATCAACTCTACATCAACTAGTCGAGTGGTGGTAGGACTTCCGTTACTATCGGGGTAGGTGTCGGAAGGTAGTACAATGTATCCCTGTTCGTTGAACTTAACATCTCTAAGTATTTGTTGAAGGTTGGCGAGGAATCCAGACTGAGCAGCAGTAGCATCAGGACTGAGATACTCAGAAGGAATACGAGCCACAGGAATACCAGCCAACTCACGCTCCACAGCAATAGCTTCAATGCTCTGTAGATTGTTGAGATATTCATACGAGGTATACGCATTACGTAGGATCGACCTTCCAGACGGATCATTGTTAATCGCCGTAGTGCGGTAGTACAAACTTTTACGACTAGGAATATAGTTAGTATTGTTGAACCCTGACCCTTCTTGGTGAATACCCAAGACATCACCAGTTTTCTGGTCTACATCAAACTTAGAGATAGTCCACGGCGCACGTGAAGCAATCTTACGTACACCAATACGTCCATCAGAATATCTAGAGTTACCCTTCTCTGACCTATCTCTTGTACCATTACGTCTTTTGTAGACGACCTCAAACCAAGCAAAGCCAAATGTTAGGGACGACAAAGCCTCAGAGATGTGATCATCAAGGGTGTGATCCATATCCTTAAAGATACTCTCCACAAAGTCTGCTTCACGTTTAGCAGCAGGGGTATCATTGGCTGGCATCACCTTAATATCTACATCACGTAAGACTTGCTCAGTGGCGTACATGACTGCACCAATGGTGCTATCGTTGTCACGCATTTCACGATACTTACGGATGGCACGTTTGCCACGTAATTCAGGTAGAAACTCGTCTGCACGGATGTTACCGTTATGTGTGTTGTCACCTGCGACCCCTAATACTTGGACCGCTTCCGTTGCTGATAGTTTCTTTACCATCTTACCTTAAACCTTTGGCATTGGAATACGCTAGTTTTAGTTGTGGTTTTGCGTATCCATTTAGTGAGAGGTCCGTTAAAGCCCATACCATAGCATCAAGACGGTCTGGTGAGCCTATGGACCCTAAAGGTTCCCACTGTACCATCTGATCTTCTAAGTCGTTAAGTCCCTTGACATGCTTTACTTTGCCTTGTTCGTATAGTGCAGAGACAGGTTCTGCCCTTGCCATCTTACCACGACTAGCATGTACTAGCTTAATCGGGACGTTTTCATCTTCTGTTTGCAGAGTATGACGGACCATATCACCACCTTGGTTACGTTCAGCGACAATCCTGTCAGCCATGTGTTCGTGATATAGTTCTATAGCCTTTGATGCCCACTCCTTGGGACTGTATCGACCAGTGTGATCCTCTAATACGTATGCTGTACCCTCTTGATCTATACCCGCAACAATAATCCCAGTCATATCACTGTCAGTTTTGTTGGTTACGGCAGGGTCTACAGACACGACAATACGAGACAGAGGTGGCACCTCGTCCCGATCTACTTCACACTTGAAGAGCAACTCACGATTCCATAAGGCACCAGAGGCTTCATCCAATATTTCTGCATATAATTCTTGCCTACCAAGTCTTGTACCTTCGTAGGTCTTTTTGACCGCATCAATGAACGTGTCAGCTAAGTTTGCTGCGTTATCAAACGTAGAACCCTTAGAAATAACCGTTTTGGGGTCAGATATAATATTTCGTAGTAATTTTGTAGTTTTTGGTGTAGTTGTGATAAAAACTTGAGGTTTACGACCTAAACGGAGGCCAAACATCATCATATCCCAAGTTTCTTGTGCGTTTCGCCAAGCACATAATTCGTCGGTCCAAGCGGAGTAAGCCTGTGGACCACGTAAACGCTCTGGGTCTTCTGCGGAGAAGAACACGGCTTTCGATCCGTTTTCCCATGTTAGCGTATTGTTGGTTGGCGACCAAACAGGAAAGCCAATATATTTACCACGGTATGTTTTGTCTCCCTTCCAGCAAACATTCAGAAGCCCAGAGTCTCCCTCAACCATAACACGACGAACATCACCTTTAGTTGGAGCCACGCAATGTACGATTTTATCGCCTTTTTTAATTCTGTGGCGTACCCATTCAGCACCTGCACGGGTTTTGCCCCAACCACGACCCGCCAAAGCCAACCAAGCATTCCAGTCTCCTTCTGGTTCTAATTGTTCAGGTCTAGCCCAGAACTCCCAGTTATACCGTAGTTCTTCCGCTTGTGCTGGACCCAGTTGTTTGAGTATGTACGCTACTTCGCTGTCGGGTAGTTGACGAAGGTCGTTTGCTGTTATCGGGAGTGTCATTCTTTTTACCTAAGAGTATCATCAAGGAGTCGATTGCCCCTGCGTCCTCATCGTCATCAGAAGACCCTTCAACCTCAATGTTTGTTTGCGTTGGTGACCAGCCGCCTTTACTACGGAGATAAAACTCGGCAGCCTTAAAGTCGCCCTCTAATGCCTGTTGGATCACGACAGAACCAATTTGACCTACAATATCTGCACGTTCTTGAGATATGGTATCACCATACAGCTTATAGAATGTAGCTGAACTAGAGGGTGCTTGTTGATACTTCTGGATAGAAGCCATAATGTCCTTAACAGCGACACCATTCCTAATGCCTTGTCGGACAGCTTTTGCGATTGTTTCGCTATACTTTAGTTTGTCCATTAGACCACGACACCTAAATTGAATTGGGAAAGCTGTATAGAGGTACTATAGTAGAACTTTAGTTGTAATCTATATTGGTAATATGTGGGTAGTTTTAACTTACGTATATACTATAGTATAGTACCTCTATACATATATATAGTAACTTTTTTATCACACTGTAAACATTTTTTTGTAGTCTTTTTTATATGTCGTTGTAAACAAAGGATTCTTTTTTGTTTTACTATAGGTGTCATTGGGGTTACTAGTGTTGCATAAAAGTCACACTTGGAATTTTTTAGTTTGCAGATGTAGGTGGTTGCGCCCCCGCTGGCGAATCACCCGTGATGATTCTGAGGGTCCCACTAATGTTATGTCAAGGGGTTGACAAAAGTTTTTCTTGCGCTCGGACCGATTCGGCGCAGGATTCTTCAGCCTGTTGCATTAATGCCACACCGTAGAAGTGTTACAGTATAACACAAGACAAACCACGGAACACAAACGAAAAAAGGGACGCCCGAAAGCGCCCCAAGTTGCGGGAGTCATGCTTGTGAAATTATCCTAGTGTTTCGGATAGCTAACATTTGGTACGGATGCATCCCAACACGCCCGACAGTCACCGCATTGATTGCCTTGTGTGCGGGCTGGACAAGCGTAGCCAATAGGGGCTTTGTGCTTATGTACCGTGCTAGTGTTGGCACCTTTAACGGGCTTAGAGTCCACCATAGGCGCAGACAATCGGACGACTAGATTCGACGGAAAGCGATTGCACGGGCGCAGGGCTTGCCATTGGCGCACAAGTTGCAATTCCCTAGTCGGTAACCAATGCTTAATCGTGGGCGTAGCGCAAGCGACCGCAACTATTGCGTCAAGTTGTTCAACTGAATCCAAATCGCCAGAGTCAAACCAACGGTGATAATTTTCGCCCGTTTTGTGGGCAATCCTGTTGATTTGAAACACGCAAGCCCGAATCCATTGGGCGGGGTTTGTCGCTATCAATCGAGTTGCCTTTTCATAGTTGGCGGTCCATCCCTTGTTCACACTAGGGCGCAAGCGTTGAATCTTGCGGGCGTAACAAGACTCGCATACTGATCCTTTAACGTTAGCCAAACGACTCCCAACTTTACAAGCGAAAGAGTCTTGCGCAAATGTTGATCCTGGCATTTTGGAATTACCTTTGGATATATTGACCGACTCCTTGGCGGCCTTGAGCGTTAGGGCATAGGGGCGTTTAGTTGTAGTAATATCGGTTGAATCGGTGTTATAGCGTAACATTATAGAGACTCCCAAAATAGAATAGTTAGAATACCAAAGGCGGCAACAGTAGCGCACAACATAGCGGCGATTGCCTCCGCAGTATCTAAGTAAAATGGTGCAAAGCACACAACAACTAGGGTAAAGCACCAAATCAAAAAAGTTGCGGTTTGTAGTAAAAGGGTTTTCATGGTTTTGACTCCGTTGGTTTGTTTATAAGTTATTTTATCAATGGGGCAAACGATTCGCAAGCCCCATAACTAAAGCAACTTATGCGCCACACAAGCGATAGAATTTGCGCAAGGATTGGCGGTAATTACAAGCGATTGAACGCTTGCCAAAATGCGCCCCAACTGTTGCGACTCCCTTTGTCAATTCGTAGCGGTTTTTAGTTGAGCGTTTGCGGTAAAAACCTGAAATTGTGCCTAATACTACAAAGCGAAAGCCCTTTGTGCCATCGTTTAACGGGGCGGTTTTGATAATTGAATTGAACATTTTGTGACTCCTTTGTCGTTTGTTCTAAGTTTAAATTACGCTGATTCGCTTACTGCGTCAACTAGTTTGGGATTGTCTGAATATGAAAGCAATGCATCATTTTCGCCTGTTGACGTATGAATAAGAGTCCATCCCTCCGACTCTAACATTGCCTTGCGCTTTTCTGCGGCCTCAACTGATTTAGGATCATTTAGGCGAATTGTGACATATCGAAACATTTTTGACTCCGTGGTTTGTGTTTTGATGATTCCACCTTGCCTTGATTCGCATTGGGAGTCAAACATTAATTTTTATCCGTGACTCCGTATAGTTATATATACACAAGCACCATGTCGCAAATTGATCATTTTATGTCGCATTATGGGGTTGACACGTCAGGACTGCGGGGAATCACTTTTTCGACCTAGACCACCTTGGAACCTTTTCGCAATTCTGGGGCCATTTTTGAGGGGTTTTGGGGCCTATTGACTCCTATGCCCGAATCATGGTAAGGTGATTCTGAGGCTCGGTTCCTATCCCGATAACCGTTTGTGTTGGTGGATTCCGACTCATTAGTTTAATGATTAAACTATTGCGTTTTATACATAGCAGCCATGCAAAATTGACTGTTGTAATATCAGAATCTTGTCGTGCTAAAAAATACCGAATCACCTAGCGAATCGATTCGTCGTGCGTTATCGTGCGTCAACCGATTCGTCAACTGTAAATCTATGTCAAGGAGAATCTTGTTACGAATCGTTGTATTT